ATGACTCATGGCTCAAGGACCAAAAAGAAAATGCAGACATGACACCTAATCATGCTGGATTTGTTAATGGTGTACGAGTCACTCGATAACAAGTTCCGATTGCACCGACCCAATTCGGTTAAAGCAGATGGATAGTGTGAAGAAAGATCCCGGCTTTGAGATGACTGTCCGATTCTTTCTACTGACAATTGTGGTTTTTTATTCATTATCTTACACAATTGACAGTGTTGCCCGCCAGGGACACATGAAAAGCTGTGAGTTTTAATTGGCGTGCCTTTCCGCTAGTTAAATCTCAGGTCGGTAGGACTAACAAAGGAGATAACTATGGCTAAATTTCAACCTGTGTATGAACACCAAGACGGCAGAGGTCACTCTGTTCGTTACGCTTATCAACGAGATCAAAGACGAAGAGAACGAAAAAAATTGGAAAAATTAATGGGTAAAACTTATTTTACAAACCCAAATTCTTCAATAGAATCATCGGATGGCAAACATCACAATGATCACAGAGGATATGGAGTCTTTGATTTCGAGACGCATGGTCCTCGATCTCATCGAGTATGAGAAAGACTTTTTTAAAAACAATGACGAGAAGGTAGAAGCGTTACGAGCCTGTGCCGACCTTTGGGACCACGAATTAGTGGGTGATACCAAAGATTTACGAGAGGCGACTCGACGTTTAATTATTCAAAAATTAAGTAAACTCAAGAACGGAAATATGTTATCTTTCCCAAGATGATAAGAGATATTGTAAGAGCGGTTGAAATCTTTACGAAAATTTCCGATCCGCCCGAAATGTTAGAGAAAATAATGTATCGGGTGATTTATCGAGATGGAAGTAAAGATGAATTCACGCATGAGGAATGGAATAACATTGTCACCAGGGGTAGTAGAGCTTTGATTAATAACCAAAGCCCACGGACCACCTAGTTTTTATTCCTTCTTTTCAGCTAATTTTGCCTGTAAAAGAGCAATAACAATGTACGCTTCTTCTAATTTTTTTTCTAATTCTTGCATTGTAAACCTCCTTCGAATGCGTTAGTGCGTACCTACCACTGTATCAAAGTCCGTTTTCAAAAGTCAATAAATCTTTGATCTTGACTTTTATTTTTGTTATGTTCTTAGTTATAAAAGGTCAAAAGACCACGAACAACGGACCAAGGAGTTTACTATGGGAGATATATCAACGAGAGGCAAAGGAAGAGCCCTCAAAATGCAATCAGGTGGAAGCACCACTGAAAGAAGAAAAAAAGCAAGGGAAGATAAGCCAGAAAGAGTTGGACCTAAAACTAAAAGACCTGGGCCAACAATAAAACCTTTAAGACCTAACCCAGGTAAACCAATGCCTAGAGATCCAAAAAAGGTTCCTGAGTTTAGACCGATGCCCAGACCAAAACCTAAAGGAAAGCCAGAGGCTAAGCCGATGCCGAAATTCGGCATAGGACCGGTGCCGATACCAAGAACCGATAGACCAAACATGAAACCTATGCCTGATAGAAGACCAAGACCTCGAATAGACCTAGAAAAATACATGATGAAAGAGCCTAGAAAAATGACACCCACTATGAAAAAAGACGGTGGTGAAATGATGGGTTTAAAATCAGCTTTATCAAAAGCCGCTTCAGGTGCAATGGGTGTTTCAGCAGAAAAATTAAAGCAAGCTTTTGAACAAGCAAAAAAGATGAAGCCTTCAGGTCGATTGAATATGGATGATATCAAAAAAGCTTTGGGAATGATGGGTGCATCTAAAAAAACCGAACCTAAAATCAAAGGTCGATTAGGTGGCCCTAAGACATCTCCTAGGAGAAGAACACTTCGTAAGTTGATCTAATGGTAGAAAATAATGTCAAATAAGGTAGTTAAACAAGACGGCAAATATTATGAAATTGCCGAAGGTACAGGCGTATTTATTGAAATTGATAAAGACGAATATGATAAGCTTCGAAAAGAAGGAGCAATAATCTCACCTCAAAAATTAGCTAGTGGTGGTGAAGTTTTAAAACCAATTTCAAAAGTAGCTGGAAGACTAGCAAAACGTGGTTATGGAAAAGCAAAAAAATAATGGCTAAACTCACTCCCGCAGAAAAGTATAAGCAATTAAAAAAGCATACGGAAGATGCGGGAATGAAAGTCACGGAAAAAGATGGTAAGATCGTGGTTACTAGAAAGAAGAAAAAATAATGCCCCCAACAGGAATTAATAGACCAGGTTATAGTAGTCCTAAGTCTCCCACAGGGATTAATCGACCTGGATACTCTTCTCCCAAACCTCCCACCGGGGTCAACCGACCAGGGCGTAATGATAATGATCGTGGTCCGAACATTGTCATGAAGTCAAAGCCTTCGGTTCCCACATTCAAACAAGCTCCAAGTCAAAGTAATTTTGCACCGACTACTTCTTCTTTTGCACGAAAACAATATTATGATCGACTCGGTGGTGGACCCGCTCCGTTAGAAGATATTTTAAATATTACAAGCCAATATAATCGTGCCGCTGATATTCCAGGCTATCAAGCCAAGATGAGAGACTATGAAGCTTTTCAAAAGGCTCAAGCAAATGATGGTATTGCTCGTTTCAGTCAAGGACCTTTAAAAGGACAACAAATTTTAAGTATGAATGTACCTCAGCTCACAGCCATGGCACCAACTTTTAAACAATTCATGGGTGATGTTGGCGGTGCTTTTTCCAGTATGGCTCAAGGCTTAGCGGAAAAAGGTACACCGATGATGAACTTAGCGAAAAGTTTATTTGGTGGAGTCCAAAATTTTTTCGGTAATCAAATGGCAAGTCAAAATCAGTTTAATCAACAATTACTGAGTTTAACACCTTCACAGCGAATGGTTTATGATCGTTTAATTACACAGCCTGGCATGACTCGAGAGAATGCCTACGCTCAAGCGGTGGGACAAGGATTTGCAATGGGAGGCATTGCAAGGTTGAATTAGATATGAATTTAATTCAATATCTCGCTCAGTTCGCACCTCTTCCTACTCAACACTTTGAGAACACCTATCGGCTTGCTCAAAACGCACCTAATACCGATACATACCTACGAACTTCTACTTATGATTTAATGAATACGATGCCTGGGGGACAAATTTTGGCCCGACTTCCCGGTATGGGAGCCCTCGGGACTATGGTTGGAGGTATTCATGACCTTTTACAAGGGCAATATCGAACTGCGATTCCTGATGCATTAGCACGATACCGAGGCTTTATGGATTTCAAACAGCCTTATTTGAACACTCAGACACAGCAAGATTATCAACGATTAATGAATCAAGGCACGCCGACCACGGACCAAGGGTCAGGGGGAAATAAAGGCGGTGGTGGTGGAGGAATTAGTAATTTTAGTCAAAGACCCGCTCCGCAAAAAGTACAAATTAATGCACCTGCTTTTAAAGGCATGGGATACACGAGAGGACGTTAATTAGTAGGATCGAATATGTCTACTATTTCTTCTATCATTCCCTTAGGGATCACGGTCGACCGACCAAACTCTTTGGTGCTTGGAATAAAGTCCGCTACAATGGTAATTGATTTTTCTGTTTCTTTAAGGACTAACCCATAACTATGGACCAGGGCCACATCTTCAAGCTTATCAATATCTTCGGGATCATACCAGCCGGACGGATGCTCAACAGTGTCGAGCCACGAAACACGGACAAATCTCATATGTCAAACTATATATATTATTCTACAGAAATTAAATCTAAACTTGCAAAAAATGAACGAAATCGGTTTACATATTTACAATATTGTAAAAATATATATATATGGCGGATTCTAGCCGTAAATAAGTTGTCATACGGTTGTAAATATGTTGCCTCCCATTTACACAGGTTGTTGAAAAATAAGGGTTTTTTGGAGGTTCAATCTTAAATTTGAAGAAAAAACATGTCTGAAAAAGTAGAAAAAATGCTCGAATTAACCCCAAAACAGCAGAAATTTGTCGATATTTTCATCGAAAAAGGGCATTTGCAGACAGCAAAACAGTGTGCTTTGGACGCTGGATACTCAGAATCCACAGCTACAGTGACTGCCAGTGCATTACAAAACCCTAAATATTATCCTCATGTGGTTGAGGAACTAGAACGCAGGAGAGCTGAGTTGGCTAGGAGATACTCCATTTCCTATAAATCTCATATACAAAAACTAGCAGAATTAAGAGATTCTGCCGAGAAAGCTGGTAATTTTACTGGTGCGATTGCTGCTGAAAAGTATCGAGGTATGGCGGCTGGACTCTATGTTGATAGGAAAGAAGTCATGCATGGCACGATTGATTCTATGTCAGTTGGAGAGGTTGAGGAGAAGTTAAATGAACTTAGAAAAAAATTATCCATTCCTGGCGAATATGAAATTATTGACGAAGACACACTTGAAGGGGCATCTGTCGGAGAGCCTGGCGATGACCTACTTATTGAAGAAGGGGAATCTAGTCTTCAAGACGATTCATGACACAGGTTGTGTCGATATTGTGGCTATTGATAAGCGTGGAAAGATACATTTGTATGATGTCAAAACATCATTGAAGTATGCAAAAGGGAAGAAAAAAGGACAGAATATTAACCGAGTATTGACTCCATTACAGAAGAAATTAAAGGTGGAGTTATTGATGGTTGATTTAGAAGAAGAAAGGTGCTGGGTAATTAAACATGGCGGAAGAGAAGAATCTCTGGATACAGTTAAAAAATAACACAAAATCAATAATTTGGACAAGAATTGAAAGCTCAACAGGGTTGGGTATTCCTGATCTATTTGGTTATTATAAACGAGGCTTTTGGGTCGAGTTGAAAGTAATAGTCAATAACAAAATTAACTTCTCAGCACATCAAATTGCGTGGATTCATCGACATTATTCTGCTGGCTGTCCTGTGTTCGTACTTGCCAGAGACCCTCTTCCGAAGACCCTTAAATTATTCTCAGGCTCCATTGTCCGTGATCCCTCGTCCATTAGCGAAAAACCTCCATTATGTTCCATTGGCCCCGGATCCAAGTCCCAGGGCTGGGAGCAGCTCCTGCTGATGCTGGGTGCCTGGACTCCTGATGGCAGGTCATCAACCAAGCTCCATTAGTCCATTGCCCATTGCCCTCGAACCTTCTTCCATTATCCATTACCTAAGTCTCCCGGAACGGCGTCCCAGGCAGGAGATGGTAGTTGCAG